ACCATCAACAGCACATAGGTTCCCAGCTAATCTTATTATTGATGAAACTGCTGCTGAATTATTGGACGAACAAAGTGGTATAGTAAAATCAACAAAATTTCCTGAAACATATGAAGGTGGTTTTGGTGCTGGTGAAAATACTTATGGTGCTGGTAAAGTAAATAATACAAGAGGTTATAATGATACTGGTGGAGCAAGTAGATTTTTCTATATCCCAAAGGTAAGTAAGAAAGAACGAAACTTGGGGTTAGATAATTTTGATGTTGATGGTAGGTTCCCTGCCAATTTTATTATTGATGAAACTGCTGCTGAATTATTGGACGAACAAAGTGGTATAGTAAAATCAACAAAATTTCCTGAAACATATGAAGGTGGTTTTGATGCTGGTGAAAATACTTATGGTGTTGGTAAAGTAATTAATACTGATGGAGCAAGTAGATTTTTCAATACAAGAGGTTATAATGATACTGGTGGAGCATCAAGATTTTTCTACATTCCAAAGGTTAGTAAGAAAGAACGAAACTTGGGGTTAGATAATTTTGATGATGTTGAAGATAAAGGTAGTAGTGAATTGATAAATACTCGTATAACCAAAAACAACCACCCCACAGTTAAACCAATCAATCTATTAACATATCTTGTTAGGTTAATAACACCACCAAATGGAATAGTTATGGACTGTTATATGGGTTCGGGTTCAACAGGGATTGCAGCAAGATTAGAGGGGTTCCAGTTTATAGGAATGGAAATGGACGAGGACTATTATAAAATTGCTGAGACAAGAATAAATAACTATGAGTTATATAAAGATTTAATTAAAAAGAAATAAATGTTCAATAAACCACTTCCGCCCCACTATTGCAAAACCCTTGTTAGCGGTAGTGCTTTGATTAATGCGGATTGTTTCGATATTTTCCCTTACATAAAAGATAAGTCAGTTAATCTTATTTTGGCTGATTTACCTTATGGCACAACTGCTTGTAAATGGGATAGTATTTTGCCTTTTGATAAACTTTGGGAACAATACGAAAGGATAATTACAGATGATGGTGCAATAGTTTTAACCGCTTCACAACCTTTTACAAGTGCATTAATAATGAGTAACCCTAAACTATTTAAGTATGAATGGATTTGGGAAAAATCAAAAGCGAGTAACTTTTTACAAACAAGTTATATGCCTTTAAAAGCACACGAAAACATAGTTATATTTGGTAAAGGTAAAACTAAATACAACGCCCAAAAAGTACAAGGAAAACCTTTTAATAAAGGGAATAGAAAACACGATAACGGAATAGTTACCGAAGTTTATAATAAAATACCAAATGCAGGAATTGAAATTGTGAATGAAGATGGTTTAAGAAATCCAAGAACTGTGCAATACTTTACAACTGCTGAAAGCGAGGGAAAATACCACCCAACACAAAAGCCAAAAAAATTGATGAAATATTTTATTTCCACTTACACAGATGAAAACGATGTTGTATTGGATAATACAATGGGTTCAGGAACTACTTGTTTAGCATCAAAAGAACTTAATCGTTTTTTTGTCGGAATAGAAAAAGAGAAGCAATATTATGAAATTGCAGTCAGTCGGGTATGCGGTTCGTAGCATTACCGCTAACGGATGGAAATGGACGAGGACTATTATAAAATTGCTGAGACAAGAATAAATAACTATGAGTTATATAAAGATTTAATTAAAAAGAAATGGAAGAAGGATTAAAAAACGAAATAATTAGATTAATTAATCTAAAAAAAACAAATAAATATGATGTTCAGAGTATGAGTAATATTATTAGAGAACATATAGATAAAAAAATGTCTATTTGTTCCCACTGTGCTGCTCAAATTAGATTTGCACAAAAACAATTATTAAATTGGTATAATAGACAAGAAACAACAGAAGAAAAAATAACAATATCAGAACCACCACAAAAAGTGGGGTGTCAATCCTGTAAACAGAAAACAACACAAAGTAAAAAAGGTGTTGTGATAAATACACAAAGAACAAAGAAATGATGGCAAAAAACAAAGGTGGAAGACCCCTAATATGGACTGAAGAAAAAGTTATGAAATTGGGGAATGATTTATTTAACTGGATGTTAGAAAGTCAAGACAATATATGGATGGAAACATTTTTATATGAAAATGGTGATATATACCCACAGTTTATTAGTGAAATGTGTATTAAATATCCCAAGTTTACCGAATTAATAAAAAAGGTAAAAAAAATACAGGAGGGTAAAATAGTAAATGGTGCTTTAAAACACAACCTAAACCCAACGATGTCCATATTTTTATTAAAAAATCATCACGGATATAGAGACAAACAAGAACAAGACATCAACCACAAGGGGGAGAATATTGTTATTAATGTTATTAAACCAAATAAAAATAATAATGGAGATTAATTTTTCCCCATCGTTAAAACAAGATTTAATTTTTGACTATTTTAATGATGAAATAACAACAGAGGTATTATATGGAGGTGCCGCTGCTGGTGGTAAATCATATGGTATGTGTGCTTTTATGATACTTAAATGTCTAGAATACCCCAAGATAAGAATTGGTTTAGCCAGAAATGAGCTAACCACCTTAAAAAAAACAACTGTAGTTTCTTTATTTGAGGTAATAAATAACTGGGGGTTAAAGACAGAAGAACATTACAAGTATAATTCAACCACAGGTGAAATTACATTTACAAATGGTTCAAAGATAGTTTTATTGGAATTAAGATATTTACCATCAGACCCCAATTATACAAGGTTGGGGGGACAATTATTAACGATGGGTTGTATTGATGAGGCTGGTGAGGTAGATGAAAAAGGAAAACAGATATTACAATCACGACTTGGTAGATGGTTAAATGGTGAATTATCAATCAAACCCTTCTTACTAATGACTTGTAATCCATCTAAAAACTTCTTGTATAGGGATTATTATATACCAAGTCAAGATAATACATTACCCGAACATAAAAAGTTTATTACAGCTCTTGTTTTAGACAACCCGTTCATTACAGACGTATATGTTGAGAACCTACAAAAGGCATTATCAAATACAGATAAGGAAAGATTGATAAATGGGAATTGGAATTACGAAACCTCACCTGATGCATTGATGGATTATGAAACCATATTAAATATCTTCATTAACAAAAAACCTCAAGTTGAAAAAAGTAAAAAATATATCAGCTCCGATGTTGCGTTCACAAGTGATAATGCCGTGATTATGGTGTGGGAAGATTTAACTATAGTAGAAATAATAGTTAATCCAGAAGAAAAGATTGAAGACGTAATTAGGGATAAAGCAAAAGAATATAAAATACCCCCATATAATATTACTTGGGATAGTGATGGGGTTGGTAAATATTTAGAAGGATATTTAAGGGGTGGAAAACCAATAGTAAATAATGCAAGAGCACTCGGAGGGGAAAATTACCAAAATCTTAAAACACAATTATACTTCAAATTAAGTGAAGTGATTAACAAAGGTGATTTAAAAGTGGTGAAAACAAAATATGATGATAAAATTATTGAGGAATTACAAGAAGTAAAACATAAACCAACAGATAAAGTAAGTAAAATACAGATGGTAGATAAAGGTGAGGTTAAAAGGATGTTAGGGCGTTCTCCCGATTTTTCAGATGCAATGGCTTATAGAATGATTTTTGAGATTAAGAAAGCACCAGTTAAAACTTTCCGTATTTAATGTACAAAACACAACAATAAAAAATATATTTATTAAAAACAAAAAAAGGATAATATGATAAATTTAAAATTAGAAATTGATGATGAGGTAAAGGAATTTAATTTACCCCAATCGTGGGATGAAGTTACTATTGGTGATTTTGTTAAATTATTCTCTTTTGAAAGAGAGGGGTTAAATTCAGTAGAGTTATCTGTAAAAATAATAAATGTATTGACAGATATTGATGAAAATTTAATTATGATGATGGATGTAAAGGATTTTGAAAAATTGGCTGAAGTATTTGCGTTTACAAGTAAAGAATTAAAACCCACCAATGTTGAGAGTGTTGAGTTGGAAGGTGAAACATATTATTTAAAAAATGATTTTTCTAAACTAACAATGGGGGAGGTTATTAGTATTGAGACGATTTTACAATCAGCAGATGGTAATTTATTTAAAGTGATGGATAAGTTACTATGTATATTTTTGAGAAAGAAAAAAGAAAACGGAAAGTTAGAAGCCTTCAAAGGTGAATTTATGGATAGGGTTAATTTATTTAGAAATGCCCCAATTTCAAAAGTATATAACATATTCAGTTTTTTTTTAACTGGCGGGACTACATTAGAGGACAATACGAAGGACTATTTGGAAAGCCTGCCAAAATAAAAAAAGAGAAAAAAAGTAAATTTGATACTTTAAATAAAAAGACGGATGTTGATGATAGATTTAAATGGTTGGAGATGGTTTATTTATTATTAACCAAATTAAATACAACTGATGAAATGATATACAAGAAGAACTATATTGGATGTTTGAATTGGTTGTCTTATTTCTATCAAAAAAATAAAGTAGAACAAAGTAAAAACGGCAATATATGAGTGTAAATATAATTTCATTAAATCAAATGGTGGATTTGTTCAGTGGGTTCGCTGACAGACATTTTTTTTTAAATGATTTTGGTTTTGGACCAACAAGTGAAATAGGGACCTCAAGACAAATGGACTTCCCCTATATGTGGGTATCATTAAATGAAAATAGTTTAATCAACCCCCAAAATAGAACGGCAATACCAGAGTTGTCTTTTTCTGTTTTATTTATGGATAAGACAAATATTCAGTCAAATTATTTGGAAATAAATGGAGATAATAGCGACAACATCCAGGAGATATTGAGTGATATGTTACAAGTCCTACAAGATTTTATAACAGAGGTTCAGGTAGATTGGGGGAATTATGGTATTATATTTCAAGATGTAATTAATTGTTTCCCTGCAACAGATGAAACACAAGATAAAGTTAATGGATGGGTGGGACAATTTAGTTTTAAATTAAAACATTCAAATTGTATTTTACCAACCGGCGATATTACACAGACAAACTTATCCCCAATTAACCCTATGACGAGGTATTTGACTTGTGATACAGTAACCGCTTGCACCACATTACAACAATACATAACTCAACAAATATCAAATTTTACAGGAAACACAGGAACAAGTATTACAGGTTTCACATATCAAGATAATACCTTCACAATTACTGATGATAATGGTGGGGTATTTAGTGCCACTATTAATACTATGACTGGACTTACTGTAAATGGTGATATATCAGGAACAACTTTTTATGGGGATGGTTCAAATCTTACAGGTATTGTATTTAATGATATCTTCGTAACAGGGGGGACATATGATAACTCAACTGGAACAGCAACATTCACCAATAATAGTGGGGGGACATTTAACGTAAGTGGTTTTTATACTGGTTCAACTGATAATAACCAATTCGTAACGGGATATACCTATTTAAATAATACATTCACTATTGCTGATAATAGTGGTAACACATTCAACGCCACCATCAACACGATGACTGGTTTAACCATCAACGGGAACTTGGATGTAACCACAATAGATGATGTTGATTATATTGATTTTAATACATCTGCGGCACAAGCAGGGGATATTGGTAGATTGATATGGAATGATACAGATGGAACATTAAATTTAGGTTTAAAAGGTGGTAATGTGACATTACAAATAGGACAAGAAGAAGTTGTAAGAGTAGTTAATAAAACTGGTTCAAATTTACTTGAAAGTCAATATAAGGTTGTTAGAATAAGAACACAAGCAGAAGGTGGGGCACAAGGACAAAGGTTAGCAGTTTTATTAGCACAAGCAGATACTAAACACAACCATTCTGGTATATTGGGTGTTGTTACTGAAAATATTAACAACAATCAAGAAGGTTTTATTACATCATTTGGTAATGTTAATAACATAAATGCAACAGGTTCACTTCAAGGTGAAACTTGGTTAGATGGTGATGACTTATGGTTATCAGATACAGTTGCTGGTGGTTTAACCAATATAGAACCAACAACCCACCCAGTAAGAATTGGTTATGTATTGTATTCACACGCAGTAAATGGTAAAATATTTGTATCGTTAGATAATGGTGTTGATGAATTAGGTGAATTACACGATGTAACAATTACATCACCAATTGGGGGTGACACATTACAATATAATTCAACATTATCTGTTTGGGAAAACTCAAATCCATTTTGGACAATCGATTTAATGGATAATTCATCGGTTGAATTTTATGCTGTTGATGATGTTAAAATAAATACAATAACAAATATTGTTGGTTCCCCAACTATAACTATTGCTGATGATGGAGCACCCTATACATTAACAAATACTATTTTATCTGGAAGTAAAATAACTGTAACATCTGACATACAAAGTGTTATAAAATTAAATATTGAATACTAATGGAAGAAAGATATATTAAGGCAATAGACCCAAATAAATGGATAAGACCAGCAGGTTGGTTACAAATGCCAACTATAACATCTGCTGATAATAAAATTGCTATATTACACGCAGTATATAATAATAAAGAAAATACATTCGCATTAAGTCACGCATTATCAACAACTACTTGGAATATAGATTGGGGTGATGGAACTAATAATAATTACACAACAAACGTTACTCAACAAAAATCATATGTTTACTCCGCAACGACATCACCAATATTAGTTGATGAATGGGGTGAAAACTATAAACAAGTTTTAATTGTTATAACATATATTTCTGGAGTTCTAACAAATAATTGGAATTTTAGTCCAACTACGGCTGTTCGTCCAGGAACACCTCAACTTTTAGAAATTGTATTTAGTTGGAACTCGTTATTTCTATCAAATAGATATATGCCACTACTAAAATCAATTAATATTGTAAAAGGTATTAGTAATGGTAGTGCAATAAATTATTTTTCTTTTTTTCCAGCATTAGATAATTTAAATTTAGATAATATTGTAACAAATACCAACACTACCTCGCAAACTTTTCTATCAAATTCAGGTAATATTAGTTTAGGTAATTTAAATTGGAATACAACAGGTATTATTACATCATTTTTTAGTGGTTCTAATATTAGAAAAATAGGGGATTTAAATTGTCCAACAACAATATCAATGGGTTCAATGTTTTTGAATTGTTCTAACTTAACAGAAATAGGGGATATAAATTGTCCTTTATCTACTAATTTAAGTGTAGCATTTCAGAATTGTAAAGAACTAATTTCAATTGGTGATATAACTTTAAGTCCTGGATTAACAACAATATCCGCGACATTTCAAGGTTGTTATAAACTAAGAAGAATTGTTTTTTTAAGTGATTTAAGTTCATTAACTACTATCACTTCTACTTTTACAAATTGTCAATCTTTAGAATATGTTAGATTACCAAATATTATTATATCCATTACAACTTTAACAGATAAAAATCTTGAACGTCCAGCAATAATAGATTTATTTAATGATTTAGGAACACCTGGAACAACAAGAACAATTGCTTTAACTGGTAATCCAGGAGTTCCTAATTTAACTGCTGCTGATTTATTAATTGCAACATCAAAAAATTGGACGGTTACCTTATAAATATAAAATAAAAAAATATGGAAAATACAAGTGGGTTTTATAAATATGATGAAGAGCAATGGTTTTATGCTCCAAATGCTGTTTATGCCCCAACATACACATTACTGAAAGAATTAAAAGATACATACGATTACCCCGTTGATGAATGGGTATGGTATGACGAACAACCTTATTAACAATGGCAGAATTTAAACCAATATCAACCCAAAAGATGAAAGAATTTGGGAGGGACTATGTAAAGATTTTATGGAGAGAACTTCGTAGAGAGGGGAAAGATGCTACAGGTGCATTATTAAATAGTTTAGCATTTGAAGTAAGAGAAGAGGCACAACAAATAAAATTCTTTATTCTGGCAAACGATTATTTAAAATATGTAGATAAGGGTAGGAAACCTGGAAAGTATCCCCCAATCAAAGCAATTGCTAAATGGGTAGAAGTAAAAGGTATATCACCAGAAGCGGTATTCCCAATTGCAAGGAGTATTTTTAAATTTGGGATTAAACCTACAAATGTAATACAGAGGGTTGTTAAAGAATTTGAAACATCCCCAACATTACAGAAAAAATATGAAGATGAGGTTGTTAATCAACTTATAAATATGATAAATAAAAATTATAAAGAAATTTAATTATGCCATACACAGCAATAACACAACCACACGATTATATGGCAGCATATTCTGCTGTACCATTAAAATTATATGATACAGATTATAACGTAAGTGAATTTTATAAATACATTGTTAATATTACTTGGGATAAAGTTACAATCACAGGACATACACCATATATAATTTATAATGAGATATTAACAAAATTTACATCCACAACCCCACATAATTATTCAAATGGAGATTTCTTATTTTTGAATGATGAAAATAATAGTGATTTATACACGGGGTATTATATTATAAGAAAAATAGTATCATCAACAGAATTTGTTGTAGATTTAACACCTCAACAACCATTTGGAGTAAATAATTTTACAACATCAAGGTTTATTAAATATAAATTCAATCCTGATTTAGATGGATATGCTAAAATGGATTTATCAAATGTATTAAAAGATTTTGTATCAGAAAATTTAACAGGACAAACGGTGGATTATTCTTTATCTTATCCTGGTGAAGATACAAGATTTTGTTATGAATTGGTATGTGGTTCAGAAAAACAATATAGACAACCCTTTTTAGATAATATATTTAGTGGGGGTTCACTATGTTTTATAAACTCAGGTATAACATCATTGAATGATACAGAATTTCAAGTGGGAGACCAAATATTTATACAACAAGATTTATATGAGTGGCCCTATATTGATAATGTATTTGATGGTGCTTATGTTGGTTTTACTGGTTCAACACAACCCCCATTCTATGTTGGTTCACAAGTCACCGTAACAGGACAAGAAACACATAATTATTACAATGGATTAACCTCAGTTGTTTCAAGTGGTTCTTCACCTAATATAATAGTTGTAGAAAAACTTTGGCAAGGTTCAACACCAGTAGAAGGGGGTAGTATATTTGGTGTTCCTCGTCCTGAATATAACGGATGTTGTGTAATTATAGGTATGACTATTGACCCAACATATGGTTTGGTAATTGTAACAGATAAATCATTTACACAACCAACACCAGCAATACCAGGTTTTATAACATTTTGTGATAATAGATTAACTACAATACCAAATGAAATAACAATTACTGGATTGTGTGTTTATAATTCGCATATCAATTTACCTGATTATACATTAACCGCATTTGACCCCTATGTTATTCAAAATAGAAATGCTGATGAAAATAATTTATCAACAATTTTTGAACCTGATAGATTATATAGAGTTGAACCATCAACAATAGGATTTGTCTTAACACATTTAGAAAATACAAATTTAGTATTGGGGACAGGATATGAATTTTATAATTCCAATGGTAATACATTGGGACAGATTTTATTAACTGGTATGACTGAAGAAGATTATTATTCCCCAATAGGATTAAATCAAATATCAGGGTTAACACAAATAACTGAATTTGGGTTTCCATTTTCTGGTTACGTAAATGATATTAATAGTTATTGTGTATTTGCTGCAAGTCTTTGTGATTGTAATGCTATATCAGCAACAATGGTTTATAAACCAGGTTCAGGAACAACAAACACCCAATTTGTTTTTAGAGAAGATACTTTTATAAATGGTAAACCAGTATTCTTAATAGATGTGGTTTTAACAGGAACAACCTATACATCACAATTAGCATATTTAGTTGATAGTACAAATCCATTAAATGATGGTTGGTATTTAACTGAAATGGTTGGGGTTAGTGATTATAGTTTATTAACAGGTTTTACTTGGATGGTTGATAAAAATAATATTACCGATTGTCCTACATCAACTTCTTGGAGTATTCCAATTGGTTCCCCATTATCAGGTGGTACTGGTGTAGGAACATTTATATCAACCGACCCATCATCTTGTATTACACAATACTCAAATAAAATATGTTTTGAATTAAATAAAGATTGTTCAAAATATGAAATATACCATATAATGTGGAAAGATAAGTATGGTTCATTTATTTCTTATCCGTTTATCTACGTATCAAGAGACAATATGGAAGTTGATAGAAAGGGTTATTATAAACAAAATGGGACGTGGGATAATAATACGTTTGGATATGATGATTATGGTAGAGGTGATAAGAACTTTTATCTACGTTCAAGAAAGTCAATTATAGTTAATTCAGGGTGGTTATATGAGTTTGAGAGAGATTTAATGGAAGATTTGATACAATCACCTTCCGTATATCTTCAAACCCCTGACAATCGTTTATTTGGTGGTTCTTTGGAAGAAAAGAAAATAGAAGTTTACAAAAAAATAAATGATGATTTATTTTCATATTCATTTAATTTTGTATTTTCTAATAATGAGTACCGATTTTGATGTAGTAGTCAAAATCATAAACCTGTAATGAAGGGGGGTGTTCCAAATCTAAAGAAGGGGGTTTATTCCCCCTTTTTTCATTAAAAACACATTAACAAAAAATATATTTAATTAAAAAAAGGATTATGAATAAATTTTCAGTAGTAGCAGATGGTAAACAATTAGATACCTATGATAATATATCAGTAAGTTTTAATTATCAGATAGAAGATATATTAGATATTACAAAAAGAACGACCAATTATAGTAAGACAATAACATTACCAGGAACCCCATTTAATAATAAATTCTTCAAACAGATATTTGATGTTAATATTGATACAATTACTTTCAATGTAAAAAAATCAATACCAGCATTTATTCAAATTGGGGAACAGAATGTAATGACTGGTGTATTACAACTTTTGAATATTATTGTTAATCAAAATTCAGTAGATTATGAAATTGTGATAATGGGACAATTAAAGAATATCCTAAATGAATTTGGTGAATTAACAATACGTAATGTTGATTTAAGTGAATTTAACCACACTCGTTCAAAACAAACTATTCAAAGTAGTTGGAATTATGATATATACAGGAATGGTTCATTAATTAATAATTCAGCAGGTGGACTTGGTTATGTTTATCCATATATTATATATGGTAATAATCAAGATATTGCTTATAGAATGTATGCAAGTGATTTATTCCCTTCTGTATATGTTAAAACGGTTATTGATAAAATGTTTGATTTAGTTGGTTATACATATACATCAAAATTTTTTAATGGGGATTATTTTAGAAAATTAATATTACCATTTGTTGATGATAAATTACAATTAACAGATGAAGAAATTAACGAAAGAACTGTAGCAATTGGTGTTGATGGGACACAACCTGAAACAACCGACCCATTACTTTATGAACCAGGAGTTGAAGATACAAGTGTTACTGGTTATAGAGCAATTAGTCCTGTTATGGAAGATACAATACCCGCTTGGTATCAAGGTAAATATTGGTTTTCAAATAAAGGATTTTGGGTTCCATTATCAAAAGAAAGTGGGACAATTATTGATGTTTCATTACAAGATGTAAATAATGAATGGACATTTTCAGCACAAACAACACCATATACCTCAGCAAATTCAGTTTTCCCACATACATATTCAAGATATAAGTGTCAAAAATCAGGTTATTATGATATTGACTTAACAGGTTATTTGATTGTTAAGTATTGGGATTTAGGTGGTTCACCTAATATTGATTTACAAAGTGGTGATTTAAAATATTATGTAAGATTATATAGAAAAAGGGGTAATAGTGAAATATTATTAGCAGGACCTCCAGGTGGTAATGAATTATCTTTTACCCCCTCACAATCATTTAATTTTTCACCAGCATATGATAATAATAACCCATTAACATTAGATTTATCTGCTTCAAATGTTTATTTAGAAGAAAATGATTTAATATATATTGATTTTGGTATTAGTATGTGGCAAACTAATTGGGATGGTAATGATAGTGATATAAGATGTCAGGGATTAGTATTACCATCAAAAGATGATGTCCCTACGGTATTAAAAATTACACCATCAAACAATAATTTGGTTGGGGGTGATAGTGAAATTAATATGAACCAAATATTACCTGATATTAAATTAAAGGATATGTTTTTATCAATAATCAAAATGTTTAATTTGGTTGTGTTTGATAATCCAGAAATACCTAATAATTTAATTATTGAACCTCGTGATGAGTTCTATGCCTCAAGACAAAGAGTTTTAGATTGGACAGATAAATTAGATTATAACCAAGATGTTAAAATAACCCCAATGTCAGAATTGGATGTTAAAACATTTTACTATACATATAAAGAAGATGGTGATTTTTACAATCAACAATATACAACTGAAGTAAAAAGAATATATGGTGATTATGAAATAGATGTTGAAAATGATTTTTCTGAAATTCAAAATAAATTGGAAGTTATTTTTTCCCCAACACCTGATGGACAATATGGTATTGGTGATAGAGTTGCACCTTTATTTTGTTCAATTGAAGATAATATCTTAAAACCAAAAAAGTTAAAACCAAGAATATTGTTTTATGGGGGTTTAAAACCTACAAGTTATCCAATATTATTCAAAGATACATATGATAGTGCCACAGGGGTTACAATTAATAATTATGCGTATTGTGGAATGTGGGACGACCCATACCAACCTCAACACGATTTAGGTTTTGGAACAACAAATAAAGTATATTGGAATGGTATAAATTATTATCCAACAAATACATTGGTTGAACAATTCCATAAAAATTCACTATTAGATATTATTGATATTAATAGTAAATTATTGGAGGCAGATTTTCATTTAACACCAAAAGATATTGCTGATTTAGATTTTAGGGATATTATCTTAATAGATAATGCTTATTGGAGAATTAACAAGGTAAAGGATTATAACCCAATTGGAACTGATAAAACAACTTCTGTTGTTCTATATAAAATAAATAACATTAATATCTTTGCCCCAGATAGAGTTGAGATATCATTAGCAAATAAAACTTGTCCAACTGATGTTGTTAAAAAATTTAGTTATTTAGGTTCATATTATGTTTCAGCATCAGGACAAATATTAGATGCAAATTGTTGTTCATCTTTAAATGGTGATTTTATTGGTGGTAAATGTTGGGTAAGAACAAGATTGGAAGGACAAAAAGGTGAAAAAGATGGATTTTTAAAGACATCAAATACCGTTATTCAAGGTGGTAGTGATATGACACCAAATCCACAAGACAGACCCGAAACATTAATGTCTGGTAATAATACAATTAATAGTCCAGGTATTATTGTTAGGGGACAATCAAATTATGTTGATTATAATGTAAAATCTGTAGAAATACTTGGGGATAATAATAGTATTATGAATGGTTCAACCTCAAATCAAATAATGGGGAATGGAAATACAATTACAAACGACACAACAAACTCATTTATCTTTGGTGATAATAACTCTATTGAAATTGATTTCTTGAACACAGGTTCAACCGCAAACACACTTTCTAATATATTCTTGATTGGTAATAATATGATTGCTTCATCAGGTAATACATTATATGCCGACAATATACAAATGTCATCAGGTTCAACATTTAATGGTATTCCAACTTCATTAGTTACAAACCCCACATTAAGTGATGTATTAACTAATGGTAATACAACAGGACCTAATTTTATTGATGTAGATAGTGGATATGGATTACAAGCAATAGATACTATTAATAATATAACAGATACTGTATCACTTGACCCAGAAGGATTATTAAATGGAACAGGTATATTTTCAACTGATGGGACTGATATTGGACAAATATTAATAGATAAAACAACAGTAAGTCTTGAAACAAATGATGGTAGTGGTTATGCTGCGGCTAGTTTCAAAACAAGTCCATCATACCAATTCGCTGTTGAAGTAACAGATGCAACTGATACAACAACTGAAACAATAACTGCAACACAATGGTTAGCACAGACAACTGATGGTGTTAATTATCAAGGTACAATAACAAATTTATACAGTTCTGGTGGGGGTTTTATTAGAATTTTAATGGAAACAAAAAATCTTGCAGGGATTGCCACTGGTACTGTAATTCTAAATACAGATTTAATTACAGACGAAAGTGAATTTCAAGTTGATACCGATAAAATTAAATTTAATAACACACCAGCATTTGCTGATGATGCTGCAGCTACCACTGCTGGTTTACTTCCAGGAGATGTTTACCAAACAGACGGAACGGGAGCAGCCCCACTAAACGTTGCAGGTATTCTAATGATAAAACAATAATAAAAATAAAATATTTAATAGTATGCCAGTAAAAGAATGTCAGTTAGAAGGGAAACCAGGTTTTAAATGGGGAGATGAGGGTAAGTGTTATACTTATTCCCCCAATAATGAGGGTTCAAAAAGAAATGCAAAGAAGAAAGCAACAGCACAAGGGATTGCAATTGGTGATATAAAAATAACTAAAGAAAAATAAGATATGGCAAGTACAGCACAGATTAATATTAGGGTTGATGAAAAACAGGCACAAAGTTCTGTTAATTCATTAAATAAATCAATTCAAGAAACTGAAAAATCAACCGCATCACTAAAATCACAATATAAAGAAGCAGTATTAGAAGTTCAAAGATTAGCAGAAAAATATGGTGAGACATCAGTTGAAGCAAGAAATGCCGCAAGAACCGCTGCGGATTTAAAAGATAGAATTGAGGATACTAATGACGCAATTGCTGCCTTCAAAGGTGAGGGGGCATTTGTTGCTATGGGTAAAGCAGTAGGTGCTGTTGCAAGTGGATTTGCCGCAGTTCAAGGTGGTTTAGGATTATTGGGGGTTGAGAGTGAAAAAGTTGAAGAAACTTTATTAAGAGTTCAAAGTGCAATGGCATTAGCACAGGGACTTGCTGGATTAGAAGATGCTGGAAGAGCATTCAAACAATTAGGGGTAGTCGCATCAGAGGCATTAAAAGGAATACGAACTGGTGTTGCTGCAACTGGTATTGGTGTTTTATTAGTTGCTTTAGGTGCTGTTGTTGCTTATTGGGAAGAAATTAGTGCAACATTAGGAATAGTTACTGAGGAACAAAAAAAATTAAATGATGCACAAGAACAACAAAGAAAGATTGCGGATGAACAAACCCAAAGTGTAAAGAAAGAAAGTGCTGAATTTGTTGGTTTAGTTTCTATGTTAAAAGCCACCAATGCTAATAGTAAAGAAAGAGAGATTTTAATAAAAAAGATTAATACACAATATGGAACTACTTTACAGAATTTAAAAGACGAAAAAACATTTCAAAATCAGTTAAATTTAGCGGTTCAAGAATATATCCAACAAAAATATAATGAATTTTCTTTAAAGGCAAATGAAGAAGCATTAGTTGAATTATTTGAAAAGAAAAATAAAGCAACAAAAGAATTTAATAAACAAATAAATACATTAACTGATGGATATACTTTAATTGATGCAAAACAAGGACTTTATCTTAGTAATACCGCAAAATCAGATAAAGTTTTAGATAGTACAACTGGTAAATATGTTTCAGCAGCAGTTACTTTAGGACAATTAAGAGATGCTAATTCAACGGTAAATTCCGTTTTATTAAAGCAAGAAAAAATTATGAGAGATAGTGATAAGACTATTGAACATCTAAGTAAATCAAATCTAAAACTTGGGGTTAGTAATAAAATAGTTTCTGAAACAATTGATGATGTAGGGGATAAAACAGATAAAACAAAAGAAACAATTAAAGATTATACCAAAGAAATTGTTGATGCACAAATTAATTTAATCGCAGATGAAAACCAAAGACAACAAACAAAATTAATAAGTGATGCTGAATTTAGAAAAAAAGATATAGAAAATTCAAATGCTGATGAAAAACAAAAAGCCACCCTAATAAAGGCGATTAATGAACAATTATTGATTGATTTAGATAAACTTGATACTGAATATTATAATAAAAAATTAGAAAAAGAAAAACAATTAATATTAGCACAAGAAAATTCAGAATTAATTTATCAACAAATTGCTATGTCAAAAATTCAGTTTGATAAAGAAATGGCATTAAAAGATATTGATAATTCAAATAAAACTGAAGAAGAAAAAAAGAAATTAAGATTAGAAACATTAAAATATTATAAGAATATTGAAATAAAACAAGCAAATGAGTTATTATCAATACAATCACAAATGTTGTATAACAAATATCAAAATGATTTAAAACTTGCTAAAGAAAAAGGTGAAAGTACATTACAAATAGATGCCCAATATCAAAAGGATTTATTGGACTTGGAACAAGATACCGCATTAAAAATAAAAAATATTCAAGGACAAATAACTCAGGAAAGGGAAAAAACATTTACAGACAATGTTAAATTTGCTGAAGAACAATTAGCATTATGGGGTGGTAAAGTAATGGAGATTGCAGATGCAATAAATAGTTTACTTGCACAACAAACCCAACAACAAATAGATAATATAAATACCCGTTATACTACTGAAAGTGATAAATTACAATCACTATACGACCAAAGAATATTAAGTGAAGAAGAATTTAATGCACAGAAAAAAGTTTTAGACCAACAAAAAGAACAAGATGAAATTGCATTAAAAAGAAAACAATTTCGTAGAGATAAAGCATTTAATCTTGCTAATGCGATTATGAATGGGGCACAAGCGGTTTTACAAGCATTGTCTTCATCCCCACCACCAATTAACTTTATTTTAGCAGGACTTGCTGGTGTTGCCGCAGGTGTTCAAATAGCAACTATTTCACAACAACAATTTAAAGCAGCAAGAGGGGGTATTGTTCCTGGTAATGGACCGAGTAATATTGATAGTGTACCTTCTTTATTAGCACCAGGTGAGGCAGTTATTAACGCAAATTCTGCTGCAATGTTCCCCAATACTTTATCTATGATTAACCAAGCAGGTGGTGGTGTATCATTAGCACCTGAAATGCCAACACAAGGTTCATCAGGTTCAGGAACAATATTTACTGATAACAGAAGTAATCAACCTTTAAGAGCATATGTTGTTGAAACTGAAATAACAAGTAGTCAAAAGAGGGTAAATAGAATTGAACGTTCAGTTGAATTTTAAACCATTAAACGAACTATAAAAAATATATTTATAAGTATGGAAAAATTACCAGTATATTATTTGGAAATTGACGAAGAAGATATGAAATCAGGGGTTGATGCAATTAGTTTTGTATATGAACCCGCAACTCAAATGGAATGGAGTATGTTTAGTGTAATGACTGATACATATAATGACTATCCAAAATCAGCAAGTGAAAATGCTTGTAGAGCACTTAAATTTAGAGATGAAAACCCCAAAGTAGATTGTGGAACATCTGTGGGTTGGAGACGTGCAAACCAGTTGTGTAACAGAGATAAAATAAGTGTTGAAACGATTGGACGTATGGCATCATTTAAAAGACATCAACAACATAAAGATGTTCCTTATGATGAAGGTTGTGGGGGACTTATGTGGGATGCTTGGGGTGGAACTGAAGGTGTTGAATGGGCAATTCGTAAAATGGAATGGGTTAATCACAATATGTGGAATAACAATATGTCCAAAGTAGAATTTAAAACCAATGATGAAAAAAGAATTATAACTGCCCCCGTTATGTTGGCAGAAACAGAAATTTTAAGATACAATCCATCAATAGGAAAATACTTTGTAAAATTCAGTGAAGAAACCATTATGAAGATGATGAAAAAATACTTCAAAGACAATAAGATACATAGAGTAAATGAAGAACACGACCCAACAAGAGTTGCTAAAGGTGTTTATATGATTGAAAGTTTTATTGTTGGGGACAGAACCAAAAGTGAATTATACCCTGATTTACCAAAAGGTAGTTGGGTTGCATCATTCTATATTGAAGATGAGGACTATTGGGAAAAAATAAAAAAAGAAGGATTTACAGGATTTTCATTAGAAGGGTTTTTTGAAGAACAATATGAAATGGAAATGATTAATAAGGTATTCAACACTGTTAAGAATATTGTATTTTCAAATCTACCTGATAACGATAAAGAAGAACAAATAAAAAGAATATTAGGACTATGAAGACATTATTAAGTAATTTTTGGGTGGGGTTTTTAATGTTTATGTCCCCCTTATTTCCGTTAATATTAATTATTACAATAGCAACAATCTTTGATACATTCGTAGGAAGATGGTATGCAAAAAAGAAAGGTGAAATAATTACCAGTGGTAAAACTCGTAGGGGGTTATGTATAAAATTACTTATATATCTATCAGTAATATTTTTTTCATTTTTAATTGATAGATATATGATTAACGATATCACAAGAAACTATGTTTGGTTTGATTTTGCATTCACAAGATTTTGGACTGCGTTTTTTGTTTGGATAGAATATACATCGGTTGATGAAAAAGTAAAATGGATATATGGTGAAGGTATTACAGATAAAGTAATTAAGTTTTTGAAGGGGTTTAAATCTATCTTTAATACCTCTATAGATATGAAAGATAAGTTAGGTAAATAAAATTCATTAAACACAATAAAAATAAATATATTTAAAAGAAAATATTATGGATAAAAAAGGTATTTTAACAAAAATAAAAGAATTATTTTCAACTGAAGTTGAGAAATTTGAAACAGATTATAAAACTCAAGATGGTAGAATTATAAGATGTTACGGTGAAGGATTAGAAGTTGGTGAAATGGTAAAAGAAATTACTGCTGAAGGTGAGGTTGATATTGAAGATGGTGATTATATTTTGGAAGATGGAACAACTTTAATGATAGTTGGTGGTAAAATAGACGCAATCGGTGAAGTAGTTGGTGAAGAAGAAGAAATGGGTGATTATAAAGACAAAATGGCTGATTACACAAATGAAATAGACACCAAATTAGTTGATGGAACTGAAATTAGAGTATTAACAAAAGGTGAAGCAATATCAGTAGGTGATATGGTATTAGTAAAAGTAGGTGAGGGTTATAAAGAAGCCCCAGAAGGAAGACACGAAGTAGAAGGGGGATTGGTAGTATATACTGACGCTGAAGGTAATATTAATGAAATAGAAACCAAAGAAACAGAAGAAAAAGACGAAACGGGTTTATCAGAAGTATTTACAGCAATTTCAACATTAGTAGATGAGGTTAAATCTTTAAGAGGTGAATTATCAACAATGAAACAAGAAAACGAAGTATTAAAATCAAGAGTTAATAAATTCGCTGCTGAACCATCAGTTGAACCCCTAAAAACAAAAGTAGAATTTAGAGCAAAATCTAAATCAGATATTTTGACATTTATGTCAAAAAGATAATAAATAAACAAATTAAAAAAATTAAAAAAAATGAGTTTAAACGTAGCAGGTCTAACGGCATATGTTGATGAAAACAAAATGGCGTTAATTAAAAAAGCAGTATTAGGTGGTAGAACTTTAAGATTTATCACAGTTCAACCTGATATTAAATCATCAGCAACTATCAATATCATTAATAGTGATTTAGTTGCACAGGCAGGTGCTTGTGGATGGAATGATGCGGGTGAGACAATCTTAACCCAACAAGTATTATCTGTGTGTCCAATCAGAGTAAATGAGGCTATATGTCTTGATACATTGGAGCAGTATTATACACAGAAATTAATGAACCCTGGTTCATATAACGAAAATATCCCTTTTGAAGAAATTTATGCTTCTGAAAAGGCGGATAAAATCAATGCACTTATTGATGATTTGTTATGGAAAGGTGATACTACATTGACAGGTACAACAAACCTTAATTTGTGTGATGGTATCTTGTACCAAACAGATAATGTATGGTCGGGTTCAACTGTTGATGGTAACCCTTCATCTGCAACAGCAATCACAGCAAATAACATTGTTGGTTTAGTTGATGATATGGTTTCATTAATTCCAAGTGGTATTTTAGCATTAAATGACTTGTATTTATTCGTAGGGTATGATGTTTATAGAACATACGCATTGGCATTAAGAAATGCTAACTTATTCCACTACACAGGTGCTGAAAATCAAGGTGAAGATTTTTCACAAATGGTTCCAGGTACTAACGTAAGAGTAGTTGCAGTTAGAGGTTTGAATGGTACAAACAGAATGATATTAACAAATGGTTCTAACCTTTACTTTGGAACTGACTTGTTATCAGACGCAGAGGAGTTCAAAATCTTCTACGATATGAATGATGACGAAGTTAGATTTAGAGCAAAATGGAAACAAGGTGTTCAAGCAGCATTCTTTGAATTTATCGTTCAATTTACTTTAGTATAATAGTACTGAATTATATGGGGGGTTAGTAAACCCCCCTTTTATAAAATAAAATTAAATAAAAAATAAATAAATTATGAGTTGTATTATAAATGAAGGATACACATTAGGTTGTTCATCAATCGGTGGTGTTGAAAAAGTTTGGATTGGTACATATGATGCCGACCAAGCATACAGTTATGATGTTGACAATGTTATTACCGCTGTTACATCAGGTGTTACAGTATATTTGATGGAACAAGATATGGAGTTCGCAGGATTAAATCAAACAGGACAATTCTCAAGAGAAAATGGTACTGTATTTTATGAAAGTGTATTGTCTATTAAGTTCATTGAATTAACTGCTGACTTAAGAAATTTGGTTATTGCATTAGGTAGAGCACCTATTTTCGCAGTATTAAAATCAAATGCTGGACATTATTATGCTTGTGGTGTTGAAAGTGCTGGTAGAGCAACAGCAGGTGTTGCATCTTTAGGTATTGCACAAGGTGATTTGAATGGGGCAACCTTTGAAATTACTTGGAAAACACCTAATGGAGTTTTCTTACTTGAACCAGCAGTATTAGGAACTGGTATTTTAATCGGTTAATATTTCTTTATAGGGTTTCAATTATCCTTTTATTCCTTATACCCTATAGCCCCCTCCGTTCTGGTGGGGGTTTTTTATATTCTAAACAAAAACAACATTACAATATTTAATTAAAAACTAATATGATATACATATCAGCAAATACAACAACGGATGTTCCATTCACTTTATTTGAAAAAACTACATATACAGGACTTACTGGTTATGTTATGCAGTTATATTCAAATCAAAACCACGATAATACCTATTTTTGGTTAACTGGAGACACTACAAATAATAATGCGAGGTATAACTACTTCCCAATCAATATAAGTCCCTATAATCTAATTGGTGGAACATATGATTATTTTATTTATCAAAGTACGGGGAATACAGGAACCACCGTTGTAGTATCAGCACTTACAGTAAATAATGTTGTTGAGAGTGGATTATGTACAATAATAACAACTGGTTCAACATCTACAACATATAGTGACCCTAAACAAGAATTTACATTTAATTAATATGGAAAACACAGAAATAAAAAAAGATGGTATGAAACAACCATTCAAAATATATAATTTCAACCAAGCATATGTTGCCCCAACTTATAAATTTAATTTGGCGGCAGGATTTATAGAATGGGGGCAAAATAATAACTATCCAAGATTTTTATTGGATTTATATAATAACTATGGTTCAGCAACACATAAATCTATTATCAATAAGAAAACAAGATTGACAACAGGGTTTGGGATTGAAGAAGTGGTTGATGTAAGATTAAGAGAATTTATTAAAAAAAATAAATTAGAAAAACAATTAAGGGCAATTGAAAAAGATTTTGAAATATTCAATGGTTTTTGTTTTGAGATAGTTTGGAATAGAGAAGGAACAAATTTTACAATGAAACATATACCAATTCATAAAATTAGAATTGGACTTGAAACAGAAGAATTAAACAACCCCCACTTTTGGTTTTCACACGATTGGACACAATATAAAAAGGACGAATATAAACCTGAATATATTAGAAGATACGACCCATCAATTAGAGAGGGAAGACAATTAGTTTATTATACAGAAGAAAACCCACAACAAGAGGGGTTATATCCAATACCAGGTTATTCAACTTCTATGAATTGGATAGAATTGGATTATGAAATATCTAAATTCCATTTAAATCAAGTTAAACAAGGGTTTGCCCCATCGTTCATCTTAAACTTTGCCACAGGTATTCCTACGATTGAAGAAATGGATGATTTTTATAGAGATTTTAAAAAGAATTATTCAGCAGCAGAAAACGCAGGTAAGATTATTATTACATATTCAGAGGGACAAGAACAAGCACCTCAACTTACACCCATTCAACTTAACGATAGTGATGAAAGATTTATTATGTTACAAGATATGGTTGAAAAGAATATTGTAATGGGACACGAAATTCCCCCACAATTAGTTATATTAACACCAGGTAAGTTAGGTTCAACAACTGAAAGACAAGAGTTGTTAGATGAGTTCCAATCATATTATATAACACCAAGACAACAACAAATAGAGGAGGTTGTAAATTATACTTTATTACCATTAGAATTTACATCAGAAGTAATTTTAAATAGATATGATGCTGAAGATGTAAACCAAGAAGAAGATTTGGGTATCCAAGAAAAAGCACAAGCAGAATTAAAAGGTTCTGTTGGTGGTGTTCAAGGTATTTTATCAATACAACAATCAGTATCACAAGGTATAACAACCATTGATAGTGGTGCAGCAATATTAGAAATAATATATGGTATTGACCCAGTAACTGCAAGAAGAATGTTAGGGGAACCAGTTGTAGTTCCACCAACTGATAACATACAAATAATTAATGAATAATGGCAATACAAAAAGTTAAGTTTATAAGTACAATATACTTAAAAGAAAACACAACAATAGAAGATAATGTTGATGATAATAAACTTGTTCCGTTCATTTATGCGGCACAAGATACACATATCCAACAGGCATTGGGTTCAACCTTTTATAATAGATTAAGAGATGGTGTTGTTAATAATAATTTAAATCAAGATGAAGATGATTTTTTAAGAGATTATTTACAACCTTGTCTTGCACAATGGGTGTTCTATGAGGTTTACCCTTTCTTAAACTATAAGGCAACCAATAAGGCAGTATCAAAAGAAAGTAGTGAATTTTCACAACCATCAGAATTGGATGAAATAAAATATATGAGAAATTCTATTAGAGATTTAGCAGAGTTTTATTTAAAAAGATTAAATAGATACTTATGTGATTTTTCTAATTTATTTCCTGAATATGAAAATCCTGATAGTAAAGAAAACTTGGTTGCTGATGGTAAATCATATTTTAGTGGGGTTTATACAGGAACAAGAACTGGTACAGATTGGGCATTAGGAACAATGCCTTGGTATAACCAAAGGAGAGAAAGTGGGTATTGTAATGGTTGTGATTATTAATAATATATAAATTTATGTGTAGAATAAATTATACGATAGAAGAAATAATAAATCACCCCAAATTAAGTGATGATTATAAATTTAACTTGGTTGAAAATATAATTGTTGAGGAATTTGTGTGTGATTGGTTAGATGAACAAAAAGAATTGGGTATTTCACTTGAAGAACTTGGTTTAACATTAGACGATTTAAACGACTTTTATGACTTAGATGAAAGTGATTATACAGATGAGGTAGAAAAGTTTGCCTCAACTAAAATAATCCCACTATATAGATACTTTGGTAAGTTAAGTGATAATAGTAGAAGGTTTTGTATATCTTTAGTTAATAGAACAAATTTATCATTAATGAGAAAACAAGATGTTGAAGCATTAAATTCATCAAATCCTGGATTTGGTAAAGGGGGTAGTGATACATATTCTGTCTTCAACTGGCGAGGGGGTGCTAATTGTAAACATAAATGGGTTAAATATTTTTATAATCAAGATACAATGAACTTGGTTAAGTCACCAGAACAACCAACTCAAGTTGAAGTAAATGGTAAAGTACCATATGCTAATGGAACAAATAAACCCCCATCAAGAAATAAAAAATAAATAGATATGGCAATAATAAGTATGAACTCATTTTGGAGTGATTTAGGTGTGAGTTGTGGAAATCAAAACGCAAACAATTGGTATGATTGTTTTTATGGTTTAACATTTAGTGATGGATTTGTATGTGCAAATGCAACAGATTTTTTTAACCATCTTGGATATTCAAGATATGAGTTTTTTAGAAGTTACATTGGAATTGATAATGAATATGAATTTTATAAAAATACAGATGATGTAAATATATATGACTTTAAAACATTTTATGAATACGCACCATCTTATATACCATCAAATTGTAGTAATCCCCCTAATACGAAGTTTATAATTGCATATAGGAATGGTTCAACACCATATAGAAGTGACGATGGTATTAATTGGACAACAATAACCACTAACTCAATGAGTGATTATTTAGTTAATACAAATTGTAATGCAAAAAGTAATACTTATTATCTAATGGGTGGAACTAATAATGTTATTAGATATAATATGGTTAATAATACTTGGACTGATTTTGTAACAACCATAACACTTAATGATTTAGCATATAATTCTGATACAGATGAATTTATTGGTATAACAAGGAATGCTTCAACAAATAATGTTCACATATCAAGTGATAATGGACAATCTTGGACAACTTATTCATCAGGATTACTATTTGATTGTGTTGGTTATAGTACAAATAATACATTATACTATGCGTCATCATTTGTTGGTACTGGTAAAAAAGTTGCTACATCATCCGATGGTATTACGTGGATTGGTGTAACTGTAGCGGGGGGTGCTTTTGCAGCATCAGATAATAGATATTTTGATAGTATTGACGTTAATGGTGATATTATATTTATACCTTCATCAGCAACAACTGGTAGCAAATATTTTATTGAAACATCAGATTTAGTTAATTTTAATGTTTACGCATATAATGACAGTATTAATTTAAGGGTTGGAACATATAACCCAAATAATTCAAAACAAGCATATTTGGGTGAAACAAATGGTGTAGGTTTACACGGTAGTGTTAATGGTTTAATACAATCTAACGCCCCAACTACTTATCAATACACGGATGTTGAATATTTTAATAATGCAGATATTATGGTTGCAGGTACAAGAACATCAGATATTAATGATACTAATAGAAAATTATTATATTCACTTGATAATGGATTAACGTGGGTTAAAATAGATGATACAACTGGAAACATAAGTAATATATTAACAATAGAATAAAAATTAAAAAACCCCTAAAAATTGAGAATGGGAGAAACTCAATAGGGGTTTTTTGTCTACAACTAATATAAATTTAAATATACATATAAATATAGTAAAGTTTATTCATCTACATTTTTTTTACTATTTTTTCTAACTTTTTTTGTAACTGCTTCTAATTTATCAACCTTTTCGTGTAAATCCATTATTACATTCAATAAGTAAATATATACCAATTTATCGTTGGGGCAAGTATCTTCACTTGCTATTACTTGCATTACATCTGTAAATGTAATATTGATTAAATTTTGTTCGTTTTCCATCTTTTTAATTTTATTTTATTTATTCCTATACTAATAAATATCACGGACTTTTGAAAAAGTCACTTTTTGTTGAAAATATTTTAATTTATTGTACATTCATCATTTCTCCACTTAACCGCTTCTAACCATTTTTGTTCTAAAATTGATATATTATTATATAGTTCGGCTTGTTCCAATTCCTCAATTCCATTTGGTGAACTTTGTGCTGAAAAAAGATTGTCATAAGCAATATTAATTTCATTTTCTATTCTTATAACTTCTAATGTTGCTTCTTTACAATATTCTTTTTTATGACAAGATGTTATTGTAATTAATAAAATTGATAGTGTTAAAATTGTTTTCATAATTATTTATTTATATATAATAAATATCAATAAATTTTGAAAAAGTCAAATTTAATCAAAAAAATTTAATTTATTTTTAATAACCCCTCTATTCGTTGAAGAATTATTTTATTTTTTTTAATTTTACCAATAATTTCTCTACTTATTTCTGATGCTCTTTGTTTGGTAAATCCATTTTTTTCACCTATTTGAGTGTAATTAATTTTTTCATTAAAAATGTAATCTAAAAATACTTGAACTTTTTTATATTTCATATTTGGAATAGTCATTAATAAATCTTCTAGTTCCTGTCTTGAAATATTACTTTCAAAATAAACATCACTTTCATCTTGATAATCAAAGTTTGTTAAATCTTCTATATTGTATGTCTTTGGGTAACTATCTATTGTTTCTTGTGAAACATATTTAACTTTATTACCAGGTATTCTAATTAAATTTTTTACATCTCTAAAATATTCAAGTATTGCATAATTAATATAATTTCTACAAGCAGTAATTATTGTAGCATTTTTATTAATATCAAATTTAGTTATACCTTTCATTAATCCTTCATTACCTATTGAAATTAATTCATCAAAATCATATATCATACTATATTTACTAGCAATATTAATTACCAATGGTAGAAGAGAATTAACTAATTCATCAATTTTATTTTCATTATATAATTTAATTAATTCTTCATTACTTAATTTCTTATATTTTTTTCTTACTTCTTTTTTATATCTGTATGTGTTTTCCATATTATCCTTTATTATATATATTTATTTTTATTATTTGTTTTTATTATATATTAATATCAACTATTTTGGGGGTGATAAAAAATAAGTCATACCCCCCTACCCCCCTAGAATGAAGATATGACTTACTTATCACCAATTTATTAATTAACTATTTTGTGTGGCTGTTAGTGGTTACAAGTCTTAGAAAAACCAATCTAACATTTAAGATAATATTTACCAATTAACATTTAATCTGTCCTAAGCCATCGGTTACACTTCATCCCTTCATCGTCTAGGTAAACTCTCAACGATTACATATATAAATATATTGAAGTTTAGCAAAAGACTAAATAATTAAAAAAAAATTAAAATATTTTTATAAAATCACTTAATTAGAAAAAAAAATGAATAAGTAAAGTGTTTTTTTAACTTTTAATGATATTTATTATTAAAAGAATAAAATGGGAAATAAAAAATGGTTAAATGATTTATCAGAAGGTAACAAAGGTGAACGAGTAGTTGCCGAACACTTCACAAGAAAATATCGTCTTACAGACATTAAATTCAATGATGACTATAGATACGACTTCAAAGGAATTAGAAGTGGGGAAACAATCTCTTTTGAGGTTAAAACAGATAGATATGAATACTTCAAGGGACATAAAACATTTAATATGTTTATTGAAATTTCTTGTAGTGGAAATCCGTCAGGTATATCAAATTCACAAGCAGATAATTTTGTATATTATTACCCCGATTTAGAACAAGCATTTATAATTCCCATGGCAAAATTAAGATTATTGGTAATGACTAATAATTTACAACTCACAGAACAATCTGGTGATGGGGGTAGAGTTCAGGGATATTTGGTTCATAGAAACTTATTTAAAGAGTGGTTTAATATAATCACAATAAAAAAAGATGAAAATATTTGGGTGGATAAATGACTTTTGCTAAAATCCAAGATATTTATATATAAATAAAGAAAATGAATAGAATTTTAATGTCGTTGGAATTAATGGAAAATACAACAGAGGGGTATTTGATGGTTTATAAAGGAACTAAATACGAAGTAACATATAAAGTTATAACTGATAAGATAAGACATCGTTTAAACGAACCTATGACATTAGATACATTAATAGAATTATACGAAGAAATACCAAACTTCATAAAAGAACAAAAAAATAAATAAGATGGGATGTAATTTAACAGAACAAATACAAAATCAGTCACACCAAGACGTAATGAAAAATATAAAAGAATATAATGATGAACTTGAATTATCATTCCAACAATACACAGAGTATGAAGATATTGACGGAATAACAGAGGAAGAATATATAATTATGGAACAAGAAAATTTCTACACTATATTGGGGACGACATCAGCCCTCTTATTTGTTTATAATGAATTGGAAAAATACGAACAATCATCAGAATTATATACAGAAATGAAAAGGGGATTTTTAATGATATATGATAGAATATTTCCGTACACCGATAACGAAGAAAAATTCCGTGATTTAATGAATAAAACGTTTGAGACATTAAAAACAATCTATAAATGATTAATGACATATTAAAACAAATAACAACACCTGGTAGTATCTATGATGAAATTATAGACAATATCATCCAACCAAGATTTGACTTAAAACCAGAATTAATAAGTGAAATAGCAATATCATTTTTAGAAAATAGAGTAAAGGTTGAAGAAGCATATGAAAAAAACTACTTCAAATATTATTTTATCAATACCGTAAAAAATCAAATACACTCTAAAACCTCATCGTTTCATAAAAATGTAAGAATAAAAGATAATGAGTATTTTGAAAACTACGGGAATATGCAAGATGATACCACAATTGAAGAAAAGATTGAGTTTGAGGAACGATTAGAATTAATTAATAACTTATATATGAAAACAAAAAAGAGTTGGTTTGAAGCAACATTATGGGATGAATACTTTATTAAAAATAAAACATACAGAGAAATAGGGAGTGAATATTCAATTAACCATTGTCTAGTATTTCACAATGTGGATAAATTAAAAAAAGAGATACGAAAAAAACTATAATTTTTACTTAGGACTATTACAGTTATGGTAATGTTGAAGGGGGACAATTCGCTACTGTTCCCCTTTTTTTATGTCCAAATTAAAACAAGATAGGGTGTTTAATATTTAATTATGAATAAAAGGTATTAAACAAAAAATTTATGGATAACTTAGAAAAACTAATAGAAAGAATAGAAGATAAGATTTTAGACATTCAATTAAAATTAGGATATTTAGAACTAAAAGTTGAAAAACTTAAAGAACAAAATGAAAATATTACTTATTTTACTGGTAAAAATCTTTTATTTTTATGTGATATAATAAATAAAATTAAAAAATAATATGGTTAAAAATTACACAGACAAAGAATTGTTAGGTAAGGTTAAATCCCTACCATCATTCAAATCTATACCAAGTGGGTATTGGATATTGGGGGTTCGTTCATTAGAAGACATCCCAAATAAGTTTGACGACAAGTTCTACCTATTCAAAGGGGAAGAATTTGTAATGGTATTACAAGGAACAACAAATCCAGGAACACCCATATTAGAAAAAGGATATCTGAAATACAATAATGTTGGTGCAGCAGTTGTTAAATCTAACGAATGGTATTATGATGTATGGAAATATGGGTTACATCAAGGTAAAATGCCAGCATTACTTCAACTTGGTAATTCAATCAAAGTGTATAGAGATGGGGATAATGATAAAAAGAGTGAAGAAATAGGTAAGTTTATTGAGGGGTATTATGGTATTAACTTTCATTCAAATAATTATGACTTATCAACCAAATTAAAAAAAGAAGATATAAACGGGTGGAGTGCTGGTTGCCAGGTAAGTAATGATATTCCAAAGTATGCAACCCTAATACAATTAGTTAAATCACAATCAACAGTATCATACTGTCTAATAAAAGAATTTTAATATTAAAAAAATAATATGGAAGAAGGATTAAAAAATGAAGTGATTAGGTTAATCAATCTAAAAAAAACCAATAAATATGATGTTCAAAGTATGACTAACATAATCAGAGAACATATAGATAAAAGAATGTCCATTTGTTCTCATTGTGCAGCACAGATAAGATTTGCACAAAAACAATTATTAAATTGGTATAACTCACAACAACCCACAGAAGAAATAAAACTACCAGAACCACCACCAGTAAAAGTTGGATGTCAGAGTTGTAAACAGAAGACAACACAACCTAAAAAAGGTGTGGTGATAAATACCCCCAAATCTAAAAAATAATGATTTACAAAACAAATTTTCAAAAAAAGAAACTCGTTGTTGATGAGGCATTCCGTAATGGGTTTAATTGGACAAGAGCATATATGACTATAATGGGGGTTGAAAAACCTGATATGGCTAAAAGAGCAGTTTACAAGATGAAACAATCTAAAGAGGTTGAAGATTATATCACCTTCAAAGAAAGTGAAATACAATTAAAATATGATATTGATAAGGATAAGATTATTCGTGAGTTGGTGGATTTAATTGATGATTGTAAGACTGAAACTTCAACTGATAGACAAAATTTGATTAAAGGGTTGGATATGTTAAATAAAATGTTTGGTTATTATACACCTGAAAAACACGAACATAAACACGAGGGTATTACAATCAATATTATTAAACCAAATAAAGATACAGATGGAAATTAACTTTACCCCATCATTAAAACAAGATTTAATATTTGAATATTTTGATGATGAAAAAACAACTGAAGTATTATATGGTGGGGCTGCTGCTGGTGGTAAATCGTATGGAGCAAGTGCTCTTGCTGTAATAAAATGTCTACAATATTCAAATATTCGTGTAGGTTTAGCAAGAAATGAACTAACAACATTGAAAAAAACAACTGTTGTATCCCTATTTGAGGTAATAAATAATTGGGGATTGAAGGTTGATGAACATTATAAGTATAACTCCACAAGTGGTGAAATAACATTTACAAATGGTTCAAAGATAGTTTTATTAGAATTAAGATATTTACCATCAGACCCCAATTATACAAGATTGGGCGGACAATTATTGACTTTTGGTATAATTGATGAGGCAGGTGAGGTAGATGAAAAAGGAAAACAGATATTCCAATCACGTCTTGGTAGATGGTTAAATGGTGAATTATTAATCAAACCCTTCTTACTGATGACTTGTAATCCATCTAAAAACTTCTTGTATAGGGACTTTTATATTCCAAGTCAAGACAATACACTACCCGAACATAAAAAGTTTATCACAGCACTTGTATTAGACAACCCATTCATTACAGATGTATATGTTTATAACCTACATAAGACATTATCCAATTCAGATAAGGAAAGATTGATAAATGGTAATTGGGATTATGATGACGACCCAAATACTCTTATGGATTATGAAACGATATTAAGAATATTCACAGATAAAAAACCTGATGTTGAAAAACCCACTTATTATATTAGTGCGGATATTGCATTCACAAGTGATAATGCAGTGATTATGGTGTGGGAAAATCTAACATTAGTAGACATTATAGTAAATCCAGAAGGGAAAATAGAAGATGTAATTAAAGATAAGGCAAAAGAATATAAAGTATTCCCCAATAATATCAGTTATGATAGTGATGGTGTGGGGAAATATTTAATGAATTATCTAAAATCAGCAAAACCTATTGTAAATAATGCGAAACCATTAAAGGATGAAAACTACGAAAACCTAAAAACACAATTATATTTTAAACTTGCTGAGGTAATTAACAAGGGGGAATTAAAAGTATTAAATACAAAATATCAAGATAAAATTATTGAAGAACTACAACAGGTTAAACACCGTCCAACAGACAGAGTAGGTAAAATAGCTATGGTTCAAAAAGGTGATGTAAAACGAATGTTAGGACGTTCCCCAGACTTTAGTGACGCAATGGCATATAGGATGGTATTTGAAATTAAAGTTGGTGTAACCAAGACATTTCGTATAATGTAATTTAAAAACATAAAGATAAAAAATATATTTATTAAAAAAAAAAGGATATGATAAAAATAAATTTAGAAATTGACGATGAGGTAAAAGAATATTCTTTACCCGAAAGTTGGGATGAACTTACCATTGGTGATTTTGTTAAGTTATTTTCATTTAATAGGGATGGTTTAACAAGAGTAGAATTATATGTAAAGATAATAAATATCTTAACAGATATTGATGAGGAATTGGTTATGATGATGAATGTTGAAGATTTTGAAAAATTGATGGAAGTATTTAAATTTACAACAAAAGAATTAGAGGCGATTAATGTTGAAAGTATTGAATTAGAAGGTGAGGTATATTATTTAAAAAGTGACTTTTCCCAACTTACGATGGGGGAAGTAATTAGTATTGAAACAATATTACAATCAGCGGATGGTAATTTATTCAAAGTAATGGATAAGTTATTGTGTATATTTTTAAGAAAGAAAAAAGAAAATGGAAATTTAGAAGCATTCAAAGGTGAATTTATGAATAGGGTTAGTATATTTCAAAAAGCCCCAATCACAAAAGTTTATAACTTATTCAGTTTTTTTTTAACTGGCGGGACTACATTAGAGGACAATACGAAGGACTATTTGGAAAACCCGCCAAAATAAAAAAAGAAAAGAAAAGTAAATTTGATACTTTAAATAAAAAGACAGAAGTAGATGATAGATTTAAATGGTTAGAAATGGTTTATACATTACTAACAAAATTAAATACAACTGATGAAAAAATATATGAGAAGAATTATATTGGATGTTTAAATTGGATGTCCTATTTCTATCAAAAAAATAAAGTAGAACAAAGTAAAAACGGTAGTTTATGAGTAGTGTAAATATAATTAGTTTAAATCAAGTAGTTGACTTATTTGAGAATTTCTCAGAAAGACATTACTTCTTAAACGATTTTGGTTTTGGACCAACAAGTGAAATAGGGACTTCAAGACAAATGAATTTCCCCTATATGTGGGTTTCATTAAATGAAAATAGTGTAATCAATCCACAAAATAGAACCGCAATACCTGAATTGTCTTTTTCTGTGTTATTTATGGATAAGACAAATATTCAATCAAATTATCTAAATATCAATGGTAATAATAGTGACAATGTCCAAGAGATATTGAGTGATATGTTACAAGTCCTACAAGATTTTATTACAGAGGTTCAGGTAGATTGGGGTAATTATGGTATTATATTTCAAGATACTATTAGTTGTTTCCCCGCAACAGATGAAACACAAGATAAAGTTAATGGATGGGTGGGACAATTTAGTTTCAAATTAAAACATTCAAATTGTATTCTACCAACGGGTGATATTGCACAGACAAACTTATCCCCAATTAACCCTATGACGAGATATTTAACTTGTGATACGGTAACTGCTTGTACAACGTTACAACAATATATTGCACAACAAGTATCAGGTAACACAGGAACACTTATAACAGGTTTTACATATCAAGATAATACATTTACAATATCTGATGATAATGGTGGGGTATTTAGTGCTACTATTAATACTATGACTGGACTTACAGTTAATGGTGATATATCAGGAACTACATTCTATGGGGATGGTTCAAATCTTACTGGTATCATATCAACAGATACTTATGTTACAGGTGGAACATATAATAATTCAACAGGTACTGCAACATTTACAAATAATAGTGGTGGTACGTTTAATGTTACTAATTTCTTTACTGGGTATACCTTTATAGATGAAAACACGACAACACCTTATTTTGATATTATAATCCCAAGTGGATTTGAAACCTCATCATTTAATATAACCCCAAGTAATATTACAATAGAAAATAATGACGCAGCAACATTAGAAAATTCCCAAATATATTTAGATAATGGAACAATACAATTTATATGTGATGATGGTATTAACACTAATACAATTGAAATAAACCCATTTGGTATTATTGGGGTTCCTTATGTTGTAAGTGGGGTATATAATAATTCAACAGGAACTGCGACATTAACAACAGCAACAGGAACACAAATACCTATAACAGGATTTACAACTGGTTCAACGAATACTTTTGTCACAGGATTTACAAATAATAACAACGTGTTCACTATTTCGGATAATGGTGGACAATCTTATTCAACAACATTAAATACTTTAACTGGATTAACAATAAATGGTAATTTAGATGTAACCACAATTGATGAGGTTGATACAATAGATTTTAATTTAACCGCAACAACAACAGATGCCATAGGACGACTTAAATGGAATGATACAGATGGTACATTAGATTTAGGTTTAAAAGGTGGTGATGTGACATTACAAATAGGACAAGAAGAAGTTATAAGAGTAGTTAATAAAACTGGTTCAAATTTACTTGAAAGTCAATATAAGGTTGTTAGAATAAGAACACAAGCAGAAGGTGGGGCACAAGGACAAAGGTTAGCAGTTTTATTAGCACAAGCAG